ATTAAGCCCCTCACAGTAGTCTCAATATCCGTTTCAGTGGAATTATACATTCGCTTTAAGATTGTGGCATTGCCATTGCCCCTTATACTTACATTATTCTTTGGAATATGGATACTCTCCGTAATATAATAAGTTCCATCAAGGATGACTACTTCCCCGCCAGTTTCGGGCAAAGCATTTAGTGCAGCGATAATTTCTTTTTGGTCGTCTTTTCCATCGCATAAATAATCACAATCTTTTTTTGTCCAGCCTGATGTAGATGTAGATGTTCCGATAACAAATCTTGCCGTTTTTGAGTGTGACTTACCATCTGCCTTATGCGCAGTAACATCAGCATCCAAAGTGTTAGTTTGTTGCCTAAGTTCATCAATAGCACCTTGTACTGATGTATCTTCATCATAGGAAATATCATTTGCTGTTAATTCTATATTACCATCTACCGCTACAATGTTATTTACTGTAGAAGGGTCACCTTTATCGCCTTTATCGCCTTTGTCGCCTTTATCACCCTTATCTCCCTTTTCGCCTTTAAGATTTACATACTGGTATGTTGCATCGCCTTCAACTCTCACTCCGAGCTGAGTACCGTTCCAATTAAACTCAAGGCTCTTACCTGTATCACCCTTATCGCCTTTGTCGCCTTTAGGTCCCTGCGGACCTTGTTCGCCTTTATCACCTTTTAAGTCTACATATTGGTAGCTTGTTTCCCCTTCTACACGAACGCCTAGTTGAGTCCCATTCCAGACAAACTCAATACTATCACCTTTATCGCCTTTCTCCCCTTTTTCACCGGGGTCGCCTTTGTCACCTTTATCGCCTTTAGGACCTTGTTCGCCATCGAAATAATCAACACCCTTTACAGGAGTATAACCATCGTCTCCCTTATCGCCTTTAAGATTTACATACTGGTATGTTGCATCGCCTTCAACTCTCACTCCGAGTTGAGTACCGTTCCAACTGAACTCAAGACTTTTACCTGTATCGCCTTTATCTCCCTTATCGCCTTTAGGACCCGGTTCGCCCCTAGGGCCAGCCTCTTTCATTTCTACTATTACTTTCATTGAACTATCTTCTATGGTTCCTATTATATTATTCATACGTTACCTCCGCATTAATAGTGAATTTTGAAGGTGGGATGATTGTTTTAACTTGCCCATTTGCTCTATTAAGTTGTATATCATAACAGTAGTCACCTGGTTTTAATTCTCGCGTATCCTCTGGAAATATAGTAATTAACGCAACACCGTCAGTAAATTCAGTTACAATCTTTTGTAGTATTTTTTCTTCTGTGTAAACACTTCTCTTAACTGTAAAATATACAATGTCGCCTTCAACTAAAGGAATATCAACTCCACTTTCATCTCTACATGATACTTTTATTGCTTCACTATCTCCACGAATCATGGATATGTTAGTGCCTTGTATTTTCATTTACTCACCCCCTTATGGTAAATCATCTGTATTGTCAAATTTGTTACCCCAAGCACTATTACCAGTACCACCCTCGATTAGCATCTTAATTTCTAAGCTAAAACCAGCCATTTATTCCACCTCCTCCTCGTCTACATATTCATCACTTCCCCTCAACAGTGCCGCAAGCTCGCAGTTGGGCGCATGCCCATTGAACTCATGCCACCCACACAACGGACAACGATGCTCATACACTGGTAAAATATTCATCAGGGGTATTCTATTGTTCCATTCCAACTGCTCCAGCATCTCTCTATATGCAAGAGCGGTGCGGGCAGCTTGTCTTGTTACTTCGATTGTGTTGACGCAGTACACACTGCAGTCTTCACAATCAATACTCATGCACCTTGCGGCGTCTTCAAGCTGACGCTTTGTTAACATTTTAACACCTCACTTTAACCCCATTTATTAAGTAAAGTCTCATTATTCTACCTCCCCAACGAAACGCTTGAATATTGGGCAATTAAGTGATTTGGTACCTTGCTGGTTTGTTGATTCACCAAAGGTGTCAATCTCAATGAACTTACCAATGTATTTCTCAGGATTTTCCCATATTTCTATACGCTGTGCGTCAGAAAACCCTGAACCGACTCTAAGCTTATTGCCTTTGTACATTACAACTAAAGCACCAAGCATATTCTCATACTTGTTAGTTCCTTCTATTAAGTCTACAACTTCAAGAGTGTGCTGTTCTGTATGTTTAACCTTTAGCAGTGACTTGGACCTCTTTAACTCATAAGGCGCTTCGGCGCAGTTAAGCATTACTCCCTCGCCGCCTCTGGTCCATATCTCTGCAACTATTGGCTCAACCTCAGACATATTCTTAGCAAATCCTAGAATAGGCACAGGTCTTATAAATTGTAAGTTTTTATGCACGCCATATGAGGCGATGAACTTAGGCCATTCATCAAGACCCAGGTGTTGTATACTATCATCCATTAACGTGGCACCTAAAAGAATTTTTCTAACTAAGGCATTGTCCTCTGATATTCCTTTATAGAAGTCTTCAAGTGGCAGCATATCGAAGATATTATAGGTCAAACCGTGTTTAATGCCTTTTGTACTCGCAAGCGAATTCGTGGCTTGTCTAAGGGCTACAGAGTCTTTAAAAGTACCTATTGCTAATAGCTCGCCATCATAGACACGATTATCTGGTAGATAGCGGGCCTCTTCCATTATATCTACTAAACCGGTATCTTCATGTCCGGATCTACTGAATAATCTACATACGCCATTTTCTTTTATAAGTATTCTGCGTATACCGTCCAGTTTCTCTGTCACTATGCACGGCCACTTTATTTTATGCGCGTGTATGTCAGTAATATTAGTACCTAGCATACATCCCACAGTAGGGATAAAATGCTCGCCGTATACAGCATTTAAGGTCTTAGCTGTTACACCTATCTGTAGGTCCTGTGTAACTATTGCCTTAGCAAGTTCTTCTGCAAACGGATTATCTGAATACATAGCTTTGGTGCAGTTAATAAAACGTACTGCCATCGCCAGATCATAATCTGTACCTGTATTATGCGACTTGAAATACTTAATTGCTTCACTATAGGATATAAAAGCTACTTTGCCTGTGCCTTTAAACTCTGCAAGAGCTTTGTTTAACTTTGCTCTGGATATACCAGTCTTGTTGTACGGATCATAGATAAATCTCAGTATCTCCTTAAGTCCAGGCACATTCTCATTCTTTTTAAGTAAGTACTGTTTGTCATTGTAGCTTGGCGTCCTCTTAATTAGACTAATGACTTTAGCAGCCTCATTCATTAAAATACCCCCTCATTCTTTTTTTGACACTATTCTTAAATGTATTTATAATATGATTGACATACGGCTGAGAGACTCCTACGGCGGCAGCTATCTCCTTATTTGAGATATTGTACTCAGCATCGCACCACGCTTTAATAATTGCTTTGTGCTTTGGGTTTGTCAATCTATCATACGATATTTGTATAGCTCTATTTAGATTGCAATAAAGCTCCTTCTGTAGTAGCTCTTGCTCTATATCTACAGTATTAGTTGAAAGCAACTCTAAATATTCATAATTAGTTCCATCTTCTTGGTAGGCTATGTTGTTATATGATGCAACTTCTAACTGGCGTTTTCTTTTTAGAGTCCTTATGTACGACCCTAAAGCATTATAAATACAGCACGTAGCGTACGTTGAGAACTTATAGCCCTTGGATTCATCATACGTCATAGCGGCGTTCCATAAGGCCTCGTAACCTATACTCTGCGCTTCAGGGTCATGCATAATATTAAGACGTTTAAGTTGCGCAAATATTAAACCCGCATTGTCCTCTATTATCTTATCCATAGTCTTCTCCTTCGTACTGTATTTCTTTACCGCAATATGCACAGTACTTAGGTAGCGAGCCTGTGTGGCCACATTGACAATATAAAGCTTTTTCAATAAGGTCTGCAACGTCCTTCACAGATCTACAGACTCCTCCCACTGCACCAGCTGCAATCATCTCTTTAATGAATATCTCTTGGTGCGGCGTCGCTGTACCTGTGTCATCTTTTAACTCGGCAACCACGAAACGGCCTCTTGCACATATGAATAAGTCGGAATATCCTTTATGATACCTGTCGTAGACACGTATAACTTTTATACCGTCACGTTGTTGTGGCTTTAACCAGTTCATAACCTTGGCTAACAGCGTAGCTTCATCTTTGTATGCCTTGTCTGATGGTTGATTACCCATTGGCATACCTCCAAGTATATCCGCCAGGAGCTTCATCAAGTACGTAACTTTGCATCTGTTATCACCTCTGGTTTCAAATGGTTAAGCACTGCATAACTTCCAGTACTCTTGCCCTGCAACACATCCCTGTACAAGATACTATCAATCGTGTTCTTTGCAATCATAATGTAGTAATCACAATGGTGTGGCTGAATTGACCTATCGGCATATATTCTATCATATGATTGTTTGAATAACTCATAAGACCAGTTTAGGCTGAAGTATATTGCTATGTGACAGTTGGTAAGCGTTAAGCCTTTATCGGCTGATGCAGGGTTAGCAATCAGGTACTGTATCTCCCCGGCCTTGAATTTTCTAATTGCTTCATTCTTTTCAGCAACGGTAGTTCCTCCATAAATGCAGGCACATCTGCTGCCAAAAATGCTTTGAATAATCTCAAACTCTTTTCTGTAGTTAGCCCAGATAAGAACTTGTTCTCCTCTTATACCATCTTGCTGAAGTAAGTCTTCGAGTGCTTTAAACCTCCAATTATCCAATAGGTACCATTCGGCCAATTCAGTACCATAAAATTTATTCTCCTTAGCAGCTTGAGTATCTAGTATAAAACCAGAAGTAACCTGGTTTAGCTTGTTAAGCTTTGCTGCAGCACTTGGCGCTGTGATACGAATATCATTACCAAGTTCAACATACAGTTCATTCTTCAATTTCCTGTAGTGCTTCATCAGCTCCTCAGGCATTTCATATTCGACTTCATGGAACGTACGACCAGGTGTATTCAGCACATCATCCTTATCAATGAACAAGGAGTATTGCTTTAATCTGTCGTACAACTCATCTCTCTTGTCTGGCCGCAGCGCGAGCTTTTCATACTGAGGCTCATATGATAGGTTTATGAAATATCTCTCTTTGAACTGGGAGTAACTTGGCTGCCAGCCATAGTAATCTATGCATCGCATCTGCATATAATATTCCCATTCGCCGTTTGGCGCTGGTGTGCCAGATAATAAATAGAATCTATTCACTGTTTGTGCAAATTCAACCATTGCTTTGCTTACTTTTGATCTTGGGCTCTTAAGATCTGAGCTCTCATCTACAAACACACCATGAAAGCCCATTTTATCGAAGTACTCCTTGTAGCTTATAAACGATTCAGTATTAGTAACGTATATATTAGCTTGCTGTTGCATTGCCTTTATACGCTCAGCCTTTGTTTGGGCATGGCAGTTAACAATTTTTATTTCAGGAAAGAACTTCTCAGCATCCTCAAGCCAAGCATTGTAGATAAGTATCAACGGGCACACAACCAACCACTTATGTGAGGGGTTAGCTACAATATCATCCTTTATTATAGTTAGCGCAAGCGGTGTCTTACCAGTTCTTGTGTCATAGAAAAATGCAAACCTATCATAATATTCTGCTAATTCACGGCCAAGTTGCTGGTGTGGTCTTAGTGTTAATCTATCTGACACAACACATGAGCGTCTTGGACCATTAGCCAATAAGTCTGATACATTATCGCGTAACCGCATCTCCTTATAAAAGTAATTTTGTACGGCAAGCGGCGCTGTGTCTATATTATTCTCGTCAATATTACGAAGTAACTTTAGTATTTCAGGTGTATTGTGTATAGACATCCTATAATTTGTTCTTATACGATTTACATGAACAGGATAAATTGAAGCGAGCTTTGTTTGTGTGTCAATATCATTACAGTCACATCTAACTTCTATGTAGTTATTTGTAAATATAATCTTGTTAGCCAACACGCAACGCCCCCTATAATAATATGCTGAGAAAGCGAGAGCCGCTCCTAATAATCATTGTGTGGGCAGGGATTTGCACCCTGCATGAGGAGTTCAGTTCCTTTTTTCATGTGCGGGACTCCTCTAGTGTACGAACTCTAGCGTCTACCTATTCCGCCACCACACAATTAACATGCAACGCCCTTTATAATAATATTGCCGATGTACCGAAAGCGAGAAAAGTACACCGGCTTTATAATCAACCACGGGCCGTCATACATATAAGTCTGACTAGCCTGTGGATAGATTTCTACTGGGTTTAACCTCTTACCCAGCTCACTTCACCAAGAATAATCTTATGTGAAGCTTCCTGCTAGACATAAAGCTACTGCTTCTAATACACGTAGTAGCTTGTGCCAGTACCTTGACAGGGCTGCATCGGTACTGGATTCTTCCTATTATATACATAACGTACCTGTTAGAATATGCTAAGTGAGTTGGACAGTAGATAAACTACTGGGAGGTCCAACTCAGGTTACCAATCATCGCCGACTATCTAAAGCCCATAATTGTTGGGTTACCAGAAATAAGGGGGAGGGTCAATGGTAACCTATGGGCTTTAGACAATTGGCGATGATGCCAATTGTCTTGTGAGGTGATCTAGATTTCGTTAGCGGACTCTTCATCCATAATGCCCGCAACATTTGGCGTTTCGGGAGCTTTAGCAACAGCAGAAGCTCTTTTTGCTTTTTCAGCAAGTGCTGCATCGACTCTAGCCTGGTTTGCTGCAATAGTTTCCTCAGAGGCGCCCCGCTGCTTAGCCTTGTAAAGAACTGACTTTGCGTTGATAATTTCTCTCTTCAACTGCTCGTCGGTCATCTCTTCAAGAGTCAAACCAGCAAGCTGACCTCTCGGCTTCTTAACAGGAGCCGGCATCTCGATCTCTGCTGTGAATACGTCACCAGCAGACAAGCCCTCCGGAACTGTGAGTTCCACTGTAAATGTTTTACCCATGGTAATCCTTCCTTTCGATTAGTAAATTTATTTTGTATCTTTAATAATATTATACTCTTTATTTCATTAAAAGTAAACCCCCTATTCTTACGAGTTTTCTTCAGGAGTTAACGCATAGAACAAGATGCTACCCGTGATGCGGAGTAATTGGCTTTATTTTACTTTCTTACAATCTCAACATTCTTAACATTCTCAACTTTCTAAGCGTTATTTTTCATATATGTATAAAAACTTTTAAAGATTTTTATTTTCAAAATTGAAAAAATGATTTTTATGTCAAAAAGTTAAGAACGTTAAGAATGTTTAGAAATTGGGATATTTAGATAATTTATTTTCTTTCTTATATATATTCATTATTTTTGGTAACCTTCGCCGGACAGTATTAGCTCTAATCGCTCACGCGTGGTCCGCGTATAATTAGTAGAGTAGATCCCAGCGTCCCAGCGTTTCTTTGCACCAGTCTCACCCATGTTGTAGACCATCAAAGCCTTATCTATATCCTCATATTTATGTAGGTATAACGACAGCATAAACACACCTGCATGTATATTTTGTTCTTCATCTAAGAAGTCTGTTATTTCAAGTTTATCAGACAACCATTTGTGGTTAATCTTGTTAATCTGCATGAGACCATAGTCATTTGTCTTACTAATTAAAGTTGGCACAAATTCACTTTCACGCCACATAACAGCAAGGACTAACGGGTAGTGCTCTTCAATCTCATAATCTACACATAAGTTGTATGTGTAGCGCTGCAGCGCATCATCTAATGGTACATTGTAGATCTCAGGACCTTCTTCCTCTTGTTCAGCCGGTTCTTCTACTAGCATAACAGGCTCTTGCTCAATAACTTCTATTATTGGTTCCGGCGTCGCCGCGATACTACATTCCGCCACTGCAGGCTCATTCTTTGGGTTAATATGTAACAGAACGGTTAATGATACGATCACCAACACCAGAACCCCTATCTTGACTTTAGACATTTCAATTCCTCCTTTTTCTTCTATTCTATCATTAAAAAATGCGGTAGTACATAGGTTCGTGAAAAACCATAAGTAGCTCCTTAATATATAATACAGAAGCTTCTGTGGACTTGTAATAAGTTTTATACAAGTTCGTAATGATGTTTTAAGGTGTTTATATGCCTTAATATCACGAACCTGTTACGTGTATTATACGAAATATAATGCCCGGGTAATCTCCGGGCATTATGCTAAATCTTCTTGGTATAATTCAAACATATCCAACCAGCACCGCTTTTAAGTTTGCCCCATCTGCCTTGAGTATCTACAATGGTATATGTTCCCTTATCTGTAATAGCACCCTGTATTTTATAGTTAGTGCCTGGGCCACTTCGTATATTCAACGCATCAGCTGTAACCTTTATTAGAAATGGGGTAGGGGTCTGGGCTCCCAGTCTTTTGTTCACCTCTGCAGCGATGTAAGGAAACTTGCTGCCCAAATATGGTCCAGGGCACACGGTATTAGCGAACATATCATGCCTTGTTAAGTTACCGCTTTTGTCGCCTGTGTATACAAGTTTATCTATACCATTACGTTTGCAAATATCTACACATAAGTCTATCGTTCGTGCTAGGACTTTATCACTAACAGGCCAATCACCACCTACGGCACTATTAGCAACTTCTATAGTGACTGCTTCGTCATCATTGGCAGCATTAGAACTAGTCCACGCACGGTTCTTCTCTTCTACATACATAGCGATCCTGCCATCAACACCAACGGCGTAATTCGAACTTGCTTTGCGCTCCGGCTTTGCAAATATCTCGCCGCATGTTTCTACAGATAATGGGCCAGCCATATGATGTATTGTAATCTTCTTAATCTTTTTCCTTCTTGGGTTAGTACTGTTAGGTGAGATCTTTATATATTGTACCAATGGGCTGTTACTTATTTTTAATCACCTCCACCGTTCAAGTATTTCTTTTAGTTTGTCGTAACCAAACATTGCTGCATATGCAACCATAAAGCCTACTACCACAGCAGCGACGATGAAATACCATGTAACTGCTATCTGTGAAATTTGGCAGTATGCAAAGAATGCAACTAGCGTTAGCACTAAAGAAACTATAACTGCTAGCAATGATGTAGGAATCTTATCCCACGTTACTTTCTTTATCACCTCAGTGGTAATATTTGTTAGAGCTACTAACAGACCAATTATTGTTAGTAAAGTTGTTATTTCCACTTCGCCTCCTCATCATCATCATCATCATCATCATTATCGTCTACGTATTCGCTCATTTTCTTTCTGACTACTTTTTCAAATAGACCTAAACTTTTGATACCAGCATCTCTTAAGTTTTCAATTATAGATAATGCATCTCTCAAAAACATCAATGTAAATACAACCTGTGTAAACCAAATAGCAACTTGGTCTACTATTGTTAGCCGATATGCAAAACCACATATAATGAGCATAACACCGAAGACAATTAGTTTATCAATTGTACCCTTAAAAAACAATTGGCTACTTATCTTATATGAAGCGATAGACTTTCTCCAACCACCAGCCTGCTTTTTAATGGCATATAGCTTAGTAATTAGATCTAGTGCCATCATACCTAGTACAGCTAATGTACCATATAGGTATTGTTCTTCTGGAAAAAAGAAACGGTACAAAAATGCTCCGATAGCCGACAACGCGACTAGTATATGATTTTCAAATAACTTAGAGATGTAAGAGCTTATACCATTGAAATCCATCGACACCCCCTCCTCAATTATTTATTCTTCCCCTGTTCTATCTACAAGAGTAATATACTCTTCATAAGGGTTGCTAGTAACGGTTATTTCATTTGAGTGCCCGTAGACGGATATCAAACACTCGCCGTCATACATTGGTACGAAGTCAAATTCTGTGTCATATGTTATAAACTCTGTAGCAAAGTAGTCCTTCCTTACAATAACTCTGTAGCACTCGTAATCTCCATCTATGCTGAGATGTATTGTAGTTCCTGTGTCAGTTATAGTGACTTCTGGTATATCATGATATGGAACCTGTCTGTTTATTGGTATGGCCATAAAACTAGTTTCAGCATATTTTGGTGTATAAAAACCATAAGCGCCAAGGCGCGGAAATGATTTAACACCAAAGTCTTTAACTGCATGATGCGTTATGCGTCTAGGCTCTGACTTAAAAACTAAATCAGTAAAGTCTCCAAGGTACGGTTCAGCACTTTTATTACCGAGCCGTTGTGATTCTTGATAGTACTTTATAAAGGTATTGTTTGGTTCATGGCCACAGAACGTTTTACCACCATCATTGTACGTCATTGATATTTCAAACGTCAGTTCCACTGGCCTCTACCTCCTTGATAGGAAAGCTTTTTACATCATGTCTTTTTTTGCACTTAATACAAGCTATGTAGTCCCTAGTAGTTTCAAAATAAAACTTTTGACCACATGTGCACTGCAAGGTACCATGTATCATTATAGGTTCTGTTTGTGGTTCTTCATATAATGACCAATCCAGCTGAAATCCACATTCACTACAAAATTTTTGTTCATAATACACTACGGAAGCGCAATTAGTACAGGATAAACTTTTAGCCATTTTTATACCCCCTCTCCAAATTGAATAGCGAATGACACATCTATGACATACTGGTCGGTCTTATGCACTCCATCCACAGTATAGTCCGCAGTAATCACATCATCCAAAGCAGGTGGTGTGTCGAAAGTTATCTGGGTAAATGGTAAATTCATGTATGTGGTGATGTATGGTGAGCCATCATGTGCCACTGCCATGAAAGTGCCATCAGGTGTCAGG